TTCTACGACGAACTTACCGATGAAGAAAAGAAAAAGTTCTCAAACTATCTCATGATACGTTGGGGCAGTGCAGTGCAGGGCTCGCGAGAACTGCAAGAGTTTTATGTGATTGCTACCAATGAGCGATTAAACAAAAGATTTTTTGACATCAACCGCCATCCCCGACTGCAATGGCTTACAGCTACCACAGTCAGTCCGGGATTGGGCGCACAACGACATCCCTGGATTGCTCCTAAAAAGAAAGAAGCTGGTGCCAGCAGCGTCAGAAAACAATTGGCCGAACTGTATCCACACCTCAAAGATGACGAAGTAGAATTGATGAGTCGGATCAACGATAAAAAAGACATTGATGCCTACTTGAAAGCCAGCGGACAAGACGCGAAAAAATGACCTATACTTGTCAGTATTGTCGCAAAAACTTTGTGAGAGAAGCCAGTCTTGCAGTACATTCTTGCGAACCACGACGCCGTCGACAGGAACGAGATGAACCCGGAGTGCGTCTTGGTTTCATGGCCTACCTTAAATTTTATGAACTCACGCAAGGCAGCGCACGATTAAAAACACATGATGACTTTTGTGAAAGCCCCTACTATCGTGCCTTTGTAAAATTTGGTCGCTACTGTGTAGATATTCGTGCAGTTAATCCAGCACGTTTTGTAGAATGGGTATTACGTCAAAACAAAAAGATTGATCACTGGTGTCGAGATACTGTCTATACCGAATACCTAATAGACTATTTGCGTGTAGAAAATGTCAACGATGCCCTGGCTCGTGCCATGGAGTTTTCAATAGACTGGAGTGAGGAGACTGGCAATCCAGCCGAGGATTGCCTGCGTTATGGCAACACTAATGCCATGGTCTATGCTGTGACCGCCGGACGCATCAGTCCTTGGGTCATTTATAATTGTAAAAACGGGCAAAAGTTTTTATCAGAATTAGACGCCACACAAATAGCCATGGTCTGGCCCTACATTGATTCGGATATATGGATGAAAAAGTTTGCCGATTACATAGCCGATCAAGAATATGTCAAAGAAATGTTACAGAAAGCAGGTTGGTGATGATCTACATTGATTTTATAGCTGGGTCACATGGTAATTTTTTAGAATTTGTGTGCAATAAATTTTTAGCCAATGTTCCTGGACCAGACACACCATTTAATAGTATGGGCGCATCACATAAAAAAAACTATCGAGGCCAGACAACTTTTGTTAGTAATCATTTTTTTCAAAAAGATATTGAAATAAAAAAAAGCAAGGTTATCAGTATACAGATTACCACAGACGATTTATTGCCGTTGGCATCCATAAGTCTTCTACGTGCAGGCGATCTGGACATAGACAACGACACCCTCGAAATAAATACCTATAACAAATTTAACAATCCTAATTACGCCTGGGTGCTTGAAAATTTAATTCAAAACTTCTTTGATAACCAAATTCAAAACAGTTACAATGTGGTCAAAGATCCAAGCTGGCCAGAAATATTTACTTTAGATCAATACCGGGCCTTGCCCCAGTGGATTCAGGATGAATGTTCAAATCAACACAATTTGGAACTGCTAGAACTTTTTGAACATCAACCCAACTGCCCACGGTATATTCTCAGAGAGTTTTTTAAACTGGGATTTAAATATCCTGCTCAATCTGGATTCATGACCGAACAAAATCGTATGCAGTATGATTCCAGCAATCAGGTACATGTGTTTCCCTACAGTTGTTTTTACGATACAAAAAATTTTTTACATGAAATAGAAAAACTCAGCAAGTGGACTGAATTTAAGTTGTCATCGATTGACCAGTTGAAGGATCTTCATGTACAATTTCTAAGTAAACAACCCTATAAAAATTCTAAAAAATTCTGCGACGGGCTGTTGAAAAGACTAGAGTCTAAGGAGATATTTGATTTGCCCAAACTAGATTTGTTCCAAGAAAGTTATGTTAGTGCCAAGTTAGAATTGGCGCTGAACAAAGAATTACCATTGAAAACTTGGTTTGTTAACAGTGCTGAAATTTATGAACTTGAAAAAATTACAAGCTGACATTGACATTGATCTAGCCAACAGAGATCAAGTCTTGGCATTGATCTCTGCTATTCCGGCAAGACAAATGCAACAAGATCAAGTTCGCAAGCACAACTCTGGTGTATATGTTACCGGTATACCTTATGATCCCGTGAATAAGTGTGCTGCCATAGACTATGAAACTGCAGAAGCCTTGGGTTATTTTAAAATAGATTTATTGAATATGAGTGTGTATCAGTTGATTACCAGCCCAGAACAATATCAACAAGCATTGACACAAGATCCGCCATGGACCCGATTATGGACAGATCCAGACTGGGCACAGCAGTTAGCACACATAGGCAATTACAAAGAACTGTTAAACAGCATGCGGCCTGATTCAATACCCAGAATGGCTGCCTTTATTTCAATCATACGTCCAGGCAAGGCACATTTGCAAAATCAACCTTGGGAAACTGTGTTTCAATCTGTGTGGGACGGCGATGCCAGTCGTGGATTTGTGTTCAAGCGTAGCCATGCGATTTCTTACGCAGCCCTGGTGGCCTTGCACATGAATCTAATCAACTCTACGAACTAGAGTTATACTTTTCCTTTTTGATTTTTTACGGGCCATTTCCGATAGACTACACACCGGTCCATGCAAGATTTCAAGATCTTTGTTGACAAAAGTCCTGATATAGCCACGGAATGGATCCCATTCCGTTTTTAGGAATATGTTAATAGGTATAGAGCGATTTGACTCCCACCACCACACATTGGCCAATTCAAGGAATTTGCGTTTTTGCTCTAGGTCTTGTATAGCACCAAAATCATAGATCGTGGTGATTGAATCGTCTTGATTTTGTATGATGCCCACATATTCTGTGCTGGCATACACGCACAAGGTAATAAATGGGTATTTTTCAGCCAGTCGGGCAAACAAGTCGTGATTCATAGTCCGTGATATTTACCAAACCGTTTTGCACGGTAAATCTAAAAGTGCTAAATACTCTGTATGTATTCCACACAAGCCTACGTGTATCAGCAGATCGCCAGAGTCCTGCTCATGGATACCGGTGCGGGCGAAACATTTATCTATAGGTATGATCCTGTGTACGCAAAAAGACTGACCATAAACAAAGGTGTTGACAATGTGTTGTTGTTTGAGTTTATCAATCAGCAAGAAAAGCCGGTCAACATCACCGGTAGCTCATTTATTTTCCGTGTGATCAACACAGAAAGCGACGAGTTATTGATACAAGAACCCATGGTCACGCTGAATGCGGCCACGGGTCGTGCCAAGGTCACCTTGACCGCAGAACAGTTGTTGGAAGTGTTGGCACAACCTGCCAGTTACTCCATTACCAGAACCAGTGGCAATTTGACTGAAGCTGTGTTTACCAATGCCCAGGCTGGTGCCCGTGCGCCCCTGGACATTGTGGATTCGGCATTGCCACAGCATGTGCCCAGTTCACCTCTGACCATACCTACCACAAAACTTTCTGCACAGTTCAGCGTGGAAGGATCCGGCTATGAAAACTATCCTGCCAGTCCCTACTGGGCTGGTGGAGCAGGAGGACCCGGTGGAGGCTGGAACAGCTATCTCAATCCACAGTATTTCAGCAGTTTTATTGAACCCAGGAACGCAGTGACCACGGTGCAGATGGATCTGGTGGGCTACACCGGCACCATCAAGTTCCAGGCCGCTGAAAACTATCAAAGCATATTCTACAATGTCACAGAAAGTGTGACCTATCTCAACAAGACCGGAACTATACACTGGAACGTGATCGGTTGGTATCCCATAATCCGTGCCTGTTTCAATTCCAGCCTGTTTGCTGTGCCCAACTATCCTACACCCAGTCCAGCTTCGGCCTATGCCATCTGTACCGACGGTGTGGTCACCAGCATAGTGATGAACAACAACGGCACCGGATATCTGGCCCAGCCACATGTGAACATCGTGGGCACTGGTTCAGGAGCCCGAGCCGAAGCAGTATGGAATCCGGCCACCGGCGCGGTAAGTGCCATAAATGTGATCGATGGTGGCAGTGGATATTGGCGTGTGCCCAATGCCATGGTCAGCGGCAGCGGTAGTCAGTATCCTGTGAGTCCCCAAAATCAAGGTGCGGCCGTGATCATCAGCACCGGCTACATAGAAAATCTCCTGTACCGATAACGATTGATCTTGTCCAAAAAACATGCTATAATCGTAGCATGATTGATGTGACTGCTTTCCTGCCAGCCAAAAGAAAACAAACCACTTCGGGCTGGATCAGTTTCAATGCTCCCTGCTGTGAACACCATGGCGAAAGCCGCGATCGTCGCCAGCGTGGCGGCATCAAACCCAGCACAGATGGATCATGGTCCTACCACTGTTTTAACTGTGGATTCACTGCCAGTTTTGTACTGGGTCGCACACTGACATTCAAGGCACGTAAGTTATTGAGTTGGATGAATGTGCCCCAAGAAGAAATAGAAAGAGTCAACCTAGAAAGTCTCCGACAACGTAACATAGAAGGCATACTCAGTGAACGGCAAGAGTTGGTCAACAAGTTACACAGCATTGAGTTTGAAGACCGTGACCTGCCCGCAGATACACAACCTTTGAACGAAACTGCACAACAATATCTCCAGGACCGTTGCATACCTACGGACTATCCATTCCTTTATAAAACCATGCCCAGACCAGGCATAGTGATTCCATTCACTCATGATGGACAGGTCGTGGGACACACCAATAGATTCCTGGATGATCGCACGCCAAAATACATACAAGATGCTCAGCCCGGTTATGTGTTTGGCACAGATCTACAACAGGTCGATTGGTCGTCGGTATTGGTCATGGAAGGAGTATTTGATGCCCTGAGCATCAATGGCCTGGCTGTGTTGCATGCCGATATCAATGATGCCCAGGCCAGACTGATCCGCAGTCTAGGACGTGACGTTGTAGTAGTACCTGACCAGGACGAGCCCGGCATGCGCTTGGTAGATCGTGCAGTAGAACTTGGCTGGGCAGTAAGCATGCCCGAGTGGCCTGCAGATGTCAAAGATGTCAACGATGCTGTGATTCGTTGGGGAAGATTGGCAACTTTGATAACTATCTTGCAGGCCAGAGAAACCAGTCGAATTAAAATAGAACTAAGGAAAAAACAACTTGTTAAAAGATTACGGACTTGAAGTCCAACGCCTATTCTTAGAAATGATGTTGCAAGACGCAGAGTCGTATGTGCGTGTGCAGAACATCTACAACCCCGAAAACTTTGATCGTAGTTTGCGACCAGCAGCTGAGTTTATTGCCCGGCACAGTGACGATCACAAAACTCTACCGACCACAGAACAGATCAGTGCCAGCACAGGCGTAAAACTAAATCATATTCCAGACTTGAACGACGGACACTTTGAGTGGTTCATGGAAGAGTTTGAAAGCTTTACTCGTAGACAAGAACTAGAACGTGCTATCCTAAAATCTGCAGACTTGCTTGAAAAAGGCGAATATGATCCTGTGGAAAAACTGATCAAGGATGCGGTACAGATCAGCCTGACCAAGGACATGGGCACAGACTACTGGTTAGACCCCCGAGAGCGTATCAACAAATACTTTAACAGCGGTGGACAAGTTTCAACAGGTTGGCCGCAGATGGACAAGATCCTGTATGGCGGATTCAGCAGAGGTGAGTTAAACATATTCGCAGGTGGGTCGGGATCAGGCAAGAGCTTGGTCATGATGAACATAGCCTTGAGCTGGTTACAAGCAGGACTTAGTGGTGTGTATATCAGTCTAGAACTCAGTGAAGAACTGTGTGCGTTGAGAACTGATGCCATGTTGTCAGGCATGAGTACCAAAGAGATCCGCAAGGACATAGACCAAACCGAGCTCAAAGTCAAGCTGGTAAGCAAAAAAGCCGGACAGTACAGGATCAAGGCCTTGCCGGCACAATCAAACATCAACGATATACGAAGCTATATCAAAGAAGTGCAAGTGCAAACAGGATTGAAAGTGGACTTTGTCATGTGTGATTACTTGGACTTGCTGATGCCTGTGAGTGCCAAGGTCAGTCCCAATGACCTGTTTGTCAAAGACAAGTATGTGAGTGAAGAACTGCGTAACTTGGCCAAAGAGCTCAATGTGTTATTTGTGACAGCAAGTCAGTTGAATAGATCGGCCGTGGAAGAGATTGAGTTTGATCACAGTCATATTAGTGGTGGTATTAGTAAGATCAACACAGCCGACAACGTGTTTGGTATCTTTACTAGCAGAGCCATGCGTGAGCGCGGCAAGTATCAGATCCAGTGCATGAAGTCGCGTAGTTCAACAGGTGTGGGACAAAAGATCGATCTAGACTACAACATTGAAACCATGCGTATCACAGATTCAGGAGAAGAAGCAGGTCCGGTCAACGCTTTCAAGAAATCTGATATTTTAAGCAGTATTCGCACACAGAGTCGTGTCGGCTCCAGCACGTTGACACAAGATCCTGACAGTGTTGAAGAAGTAGACATAGGCAAAATTACTGCCGATGTGCAAAGTGCCAAACTTAAACAGTTGTTGGGAAAAATTAAAACATAATGTTCTGTAAATTCTTACACAATGGACTGGTATACAATAATGATTCTACACAAATTACAGTGGCACCTTGTTGTTATTACTCAAAAAAATCTACACTTACAGATTTACATTCTGTAGATTATTATAGACAACTTTGGATCAAGTCCGATGTCAAAGAGACTTGTCGTGCATGTATTGATCAAGAAAGACAAGGTATTCCTAGTTATCGTCAAGCAAGTTTTGACATGTCAGAAAATTTATCAGGACAAATTGAAATTCTCACCGTGGCAACAACCAAACAATGTAATTTGGCTTGTGCAAGTTGTGATGCCGGACAAAGCAGTTTTTGGTATCAAGAAGATTTAAGAAATCAAGTCAATCATTCAGAACAAATACACAATCTACATCGTGAGGATAGACTCAAAGACACAACAAAAAAATTCATTGATATACTAGCCCAACAAAATTTGTCACAATTAAAATACGTGAAGTTTGGAGGTGGCGAACCAATGATGAGCAACATGCATGTTGAAATTTTAAAATTAATTTCAAACCCTCAAAATGTCACAGTTCAGTATACCACTAATTTTAGTATCATGCCGCGGCAATCGGTGTTTGAACAATGGCAAAAATTTAAACTTGTAAAATGGGTTGCCAGCCTGGATGGTACCCACGCTCAATTTGATCTATTGAGATGGCCACATACCTGGACAAAATGTACGGACTTTGCCAAACAAGCTCTGGCCACAGCGCCGCATAATGTTATGTTTGGCGTTGAACATACATTAAATCCTTTGAACATTTATTATTATGATAGATTTCAAGATTGGTTTGACCAACATTTCTCTACAAATCGATATGGAGACGCCACTGATCTGAATCTACATCCTTGCATTGGAGTGCTGGCAATTGATCATACTCCCCCCGGAATTCGTGAATTAGTTAAAATCAAGTACGGCAGAATGCATTCAATCTCGCTCATGCTTGATGATCATCCTTGGTCCGGGGACACGTTTAAACTGACCACTTATCTTGATCAATTGGACACATGGCGGGCTCAAAATTGGCGTCACACATTTTCAGAAGTTGAAAGATATTTTTGAAAAATCTTATTTGCTTTCCACATTACACAGCTGGAGGATTATTGTGTGATATATTAACAGATAGTTTTTCACCAATTAGCCAGAATGGTGGTATCCAGTCGCCTGCACATAGTATTGGAAAGATTGGTGATGCCGATTCAATTCTAGATCAATTTGATGTTCCTGAATTTTTATCCAAACTAAAGTATGCAAATTTCAACAACAAAACATGCGTTGGAACTCATTGTTGGCCTGGTATCCTGGATGCCTACCAGTTGGCTGATGCATCTGATCAAATAGTACTCATTACTACCACTACACATCGTAGCAAATTGTATCGATGGCTTCGTGCTTATTACCATTATTATGAAAAATCACAACCTTGGCTAGCTGTATCCGGCCCGGCACGCATAGATAAGGAACGTGAAACAGCAAAAAATTACATTCAACCATTTTTGCCAGTTTTTGCAAAAAACATTATCAATTTGGAATTTGCAGAAATTGTTGATAATTCTCCACAATTTAAAAATCTAGTTAAAAATCATCAACCACATAAGTCTTTTAAACGGTGGCAGATGTTGAACAATTTTTTATATCACAAAGATATTTGGAATTCTGTGCCAGTCCAACGTTTTTATGAAGCAGAGCTAGAAATTCATACAAAACAATGTTATGTTTATGATGCAATATAGAACAAAGCATTATACTTTTCTAATAAATAACAAAAAGGTCTTGGCTCAAAATGCAGAAAAAAACAAGAAGTTTATTAGAAGAATTAGATGCCATGTACATCCAGCGCGATCAGCGCCATGTGATAGAAACTCGCGCATCCAACGTCATCGCCAGTGCTATCAGACTGCTGGAAGAAATTGACGAATCTTACCCAGCTGAGCAAGCAGAAAATTTGAAGCGCAAACTGCTCAACGCCATCAACCAGCGTGACCCTGGCAAATTTACCCGCACAGTGAGGCGCACTGATGCAAATTCATGAAGTTACTATACCGCCTGCTGTAGGTAACCTGGCCAGGGGTGCCGTGCAAGGCGCAAAAAACTTGGGCCAACGTGCGGTCACAGCCATTGGTCAAACCGAGCCTTTTCAAAAAGCCAAAGCTGTATTGACCACACCCGGTGCTTTAACCACAGCTCGCGGCTACGGTGCGGCCATAGACCAGGCCGAACGTGCTCAAGCTGACAAATACATGCAACAATATCAGCAACAACTTGCACAGCAGACACAACAACATGCTAAAAAATTGGTCCAAGGCTGGGTCAATCACGTGAAAGCCTCGGGCATCAATCCGGCCGCACCCACAACCCGTGCTGAACCCGGTCAAATGCCTGCCGATGTTGCGGCCAGTGCCCAAGGACAAAAAATGCAACAGGCATATGGACCGCCTCGAGGCGGAATCCAGGGCATGCAATCTGATGATCTCAAAGAACAAACTGGCTCCGACAACGTGATAGATCAATTCCGGAAGTGGTCGGATTCGCAACTAACCGGCCAGATCACCGGTACACGTAACCAAGTCAGCATGGACGACGTCAGACAAGATCCAACTGAAAAAGCCAAACTAGATGCCATATTGGGTCGTATAGCCCAAAAGCCCGACGATGCCGCGGCAGTGGAAGAATATTTGACCACAGCCATGCAGGCCATGCAACGCATCTCAGCAGAAAAAAGGGCCAGCCTGGGCATACCTCGTGGCGCAACTGCCGCCACCGGCGACGAAATCTTGCCGCGATACATACCACCTACACAGTTGGAGGAACTCAAACAACTGGCCAAAAACCCTCAGGTCGCCGCAAAGATTAAAAGTGAACTGGGCATAAGATGATGCGCTTGAACGAAGGTGGCAACGTATTCAAAGATCAAGATGGGCGTAGTCTCACGCAACGCATCCGTCAGACTGACGTAAAGTCTACTCTGGCCTGGTTGGAAGAACTGGTGCCTGGCCTGGATCTACAAAACAACACTCTTGGCAGCACCGGCATCCGAGATACTTCGGGTGATCTAGACATTGCCGTGGATACTGCCGAGGTCAGCAAAGAGCAAATGGTAGCACAGCTCGCACGCTGGGCACAGAGTCACGGATTCAAACCTGAAGAATGGGTTCGCAAATCTGGTACCGCGGTGCATTTCAAAACACCCATCAACGGTCGCCCAGATCTGGGATTTGTGCAGACCGACTTCATGTTTTTAAACAATGTGCCTTGGTCAAAGTTTGTGTTGGGTGCCATGCCCGCAGATAGCAAATACAAGGGCAAAGAACGCAACGTGCTGATGAATTCCATAGCCAAAAGCCTGGGCTACAAGTTAAACCAGATAGCTGGTATTGCCGATCGTGAGACCAACAAAATCATTTCAGATGATCCTGATGCTGTGGCCAAGATGTTGCTGAACAAGACAGCCACACGGCAAGACTTGGCTTCGGTGGAAACAATCCTGCAAGCCCTCAGCACAGACCCCGAACGTGAAGCCAAGTTGGCCGACTTCCGTGAACACATGAAGCGTGAAGGCCTGCCTTTCTTAGAAAGCGCCGAACTATATCGTCCTGTGAGTGATGTGCATTTTTTAGCCAAGCTGAGAGATCGCATAGTAAACCAAGGCATGCAACCATTGATTGAAAGTACCTTGATGGAAGCCGAAGCTAGAATACCACACATTGAAGATCTAGTGTTTGATCGTGGTACACGTGGCATCGAAGAAGCCATGGCCATCATACGGGCAGCCGCCGAAGACACTAGAAAAACCACCACGGTCAAATGGGATGGCAAACCTGCCATCATCTGGGGCCGTGACGAACAAGGTCGTTTTGTTCTTACAGACAAGAGCGGATTTGGTGCCAAGGGCTATGCAGGCCGTGCCACCAGCATGGCGCAACTGGCCGGTATCATGAGTCAACGTGGTGGCGAACGTGGTGAATTGATCGGCATCTATGAACGACTATGGCCCATGCTGGAAGCGGCCACACCCGACAACTTCAAGGGATATGTTCAAGGCGACTTGCTGTATACTGAAACTCCGCCTGAAGTGTCGGGCAACTATGAATTCAAACCCAACTTTGTGGAATACCGTATTCCAGCCTCCAGCAAACTAGGCCAAGCCATTGGAGCCAGTGAAGTGGGCATAGCTGTACATACCAGATACAAAACTGCTGACGCCACAGCCGAACCCATAAGAACAACGAATCTAGATCCAGTACCAGGTCTGCTCATCGTCGAGCCCACGGTCAAAGACATCCGGAATGTCACACCCAACAAAAAACTCGTAGATCAACTGCGTGCAGTGATCAGCTCGCACGGTGCCGACATCAACGGTCTGTTCAATCCTGGCGAGCTACGGGCCGCACAGCTCAGCGATTTGCCGGCGCTTTGCAAACGCTACATCAACAGCAGGATCACCACAGACTATGAAAATCTCCTGCCGGACTTTGGTGCTTGGTTGCAGAAAAATGTCACACCAAGAAAATACAACAACATAGTGGAATACCTGCAGAGCCCCAGAAGCAACATGTCGGGCATCACAGCCGCATTTACAGCGTTCTTGCTACTACACGAAATCAAAATGGACATGCTGGCACAGCTGGATCGCCAGCAACCCGGACAAGAAGGCTGGGTCTTGGCCACCGACGCCGGACGTGCCAAGCTGGTAAATCGCTTTGGATTTTCGGCCGGAAACCGTATCTTAAACAACCCAAATCTAGTGACCTAGACTGCCATTTTGGCCAAAACTCATAAATAAAAGTAGGTCCTTTGTGACCATATATTAAGGAGAATTAAAATGGCTTATATCACCCCCGTATCTGGTGGCGCACAACCAGTATTTGCAACCGACGTTCGCAACCCAGTTGCAGCAGGTTCCACAGCAGTTGGTCAACCAGTAAACCTTGCTGGTCCCAAGTTAGACTTTTATCGCGTTGTTGCCAACGTATCTCTTGCTGCTCAGCAAGATGTCAACGAATACGTTTCTAACTGTATTCAAGGCATCCAGCGCACATCCACAGTGGCCATGTATCAGCTGGACACAGTTGGTGGTGTTGGCGTACTCAGCTTCGGCATTTACCCAACAGGTGCATTTGGCGACTCTGCTGCCAATCCACCCACAACCACAGACACCACAATCTTCTTGGCAGCTGCCAACGTCACCTACACAGGTGTACAGTTGGATTCTTGCCAGAGCTTGGGTTTCAAATTGGCTGCATCCTAATCGAATATATCGATTGCAAACAACCCGCTTCGGCGGGTTTTTTGTTGACTTATACAGCCCTTGTGTTACACTAGCTTAAATACTCTCATGCAGGTCAGCAAAATCACAGAACTCACAGTGTTTGAAAGTCCCGACGGTGGACGCACTGTGTATGCCAGAAAGCCCGGAAGCACTCACAGAGAACTGCACTGGCAGGATCCCAACCTACAGCGTGAGCTGGCTGAACTGGAAGCACAAAAACGCTGGGTAGATATTTTTTCAGCCCGCCGTGACAATGTGGAACTGGATCATCTGTGTGAACAGGTAGAGATCATGTATGAACTGGGTCGGAAAAACACATGAGATTTGCTTGCCAGACCTTGTTTGACATCACGGCCACAGGCGTGACCGGCCACTGCCGCACACAACGCTTGCCATTCCAAGACCGTGCCGGTCAATTGATCACGGATCAACGGTCCTGGGATCGTGCCCGGAATCAACAACGCAACTGGGAAACCCTGCAACAGATCCTGGGTCTGCGCACACAGTTGGTTGAGGTCACAGATCCCATAGCAGATCGCACCGGCACACGCTGGATGTTTGAGTTTGAAAGTGATAGACCTGGAGTGTTTGGTCCTAACGCAGATCCTGTGGCAGTTTTGCGAGAGGATGCCCATGGTGTGCCCATGTTGCGTGAACTTGACAATGAGCCTGACCTGGACCCTTTCTTAGTGACCAAGGGCCCGCGCCAGAATATCTGGTTTGTACCTGTGTCCATAAATACATGATGGAGACACAGCATGGTTGAGCCCACTGACATCGAAAAGAAAAGCCTGGAAGCACACGTGGAACTGTGTGCTGAACGCTATAATGCCCTGGAAACCAGGCTGGATCATGTGGATGCCAAGATCTCCAGTCTTTCTGATGTGATCCGAGAAGTGCATGACATGGTGCAACGCATGAGCGAAAAACGCACAGATCAACTCATTGGCTGGGGTGTGGGCCTGATTGGTGCCCTGTCAGCCACGGTAATATATCTAGTCACACATTACGTATTAAAATGACAAGCGAACGCGAAGTAGAACGGGCATTCCGCCAGGAATTCCGAGATCTCATGCCCAATGTGATCTGGCAAAACGATGATGGTGTGTACGAAGTTTTTGGACGCTACAGGATACAGCCCGAATCTCGAGGATTCCGGGTGTTTTGTAGTGCCACAGATGTGGGTGTGTTTGCCACCACAAGGACAGCACTAAGCTGGTGCATAGCCGACAAAAACCAAGCCTACAACACAGCACGAGAACTCTTGACCACTGACAACAAATTGGCCGCGCTGACTGCAGACATAGCCACACGTGCTGCCATTGGAGATCGCAGCCGTGATCCTGCTCTACGTGAAACCATTTTAACCAAGCTGGAAAGCAAGATCATACACAAAAAACACCTGGAAAATCAACTAACCAAATATGTAAACTGGGCTAAATATTCGCAACAACGAGGATTCGAAGATGAAACTGCAAGAACTGGCCGTGGCCACCCCAACAAAACAAGCCGCTAAGGTATTTGAAAACTACTTTGGCGATCGTGTGAATTTTGAGCAGGTCTCTGCCCAACAGGCCAAAGGTATGTTGCGTCGTGTGCGTGCTACCATAGCCGAACACCGCAGAACTCCTGAATTTCACCACAGTGAGCGCAACCCTGCCTATCTTAAACTTGTGGTCATGGAACAGGCCTTGGCCGCACGTGTCATGGAACAACCAGTGGGCATGAGCACTGCCTCAACAGCAGCCGGTACCGGTGCCTATATCGACAACATGCCCAATGCCCAAAGCACCACGGGCACCACAGGCAACATGCAGAAACAACAAGCGGCCATGGCCCTGCAACGGCAACAAAAACAACGTCAACTAAGTGATGAAGAAAAACAGTTGACAAAACAAAGCCAAGACATTGCAGCAAGAAAAGCTGCCATACAAAAAGAAAAAGCCATGATGGAACGTCGTGGTTCATTGAAACAACGTTTGAAAGAAGCTTCAGAAGTTCAACAAGCTCAAGTAGTGCTGGCCAGCCAAGACATGGTTGACCAAGTGCAGAAAATGAGCGAACAAGTCAGTGCCATGCAGTTCAAGGACCTGCCAGCCCTGGTAGATTCAATCAAGAACGAAGTTGGTGTAGATCAAGCCATGCAGTTCAACACCGATGCCACAGCGGCTCTAGCAGGCTTGTTGCAAAATCTACAAGGCGCCAAGACACAGTTGGAAGCTGCCTTGGGTGTGGTCACAGGTCAAGCTCCTACAGTACCCGGCGCTGACATGGGTGCCGCAGATGCTGGACTTGGCGGCGAAATGCCAGCTGAATTACCAGCACCCGGAGAAGAAGAAATTGATGTCACTGACATAGATGTAGAAGAGCCAGCCGCTGCTGGACTAGGCCGCGAGCGTAGATAATGCGGATCACGGAAGTCACTGATCCCAACACACGAAAACTGGCTGCCTTAAGCCAGTTTTTGCTTGGCCGTAGCGAAGATGAATCCGCACGCAAACAGATCAGTCAAGACGCATTTATAGAAGCTGCCAAAAGTCTGGGAGTGAATGTCACCAGCGAAAATCTTGGCGATTTGATCAGCCAGGAACCTTTGAAAAATATCTTGGAACCCCTGGAGCCAAATTCTGGTGTGGTACGTTTCAAAGGTGATACTGAAGCCCAGACCGGAATGAGTGTGGATCAAGCACGAGCTGTGGTAGATAGCAATGCCAAGGCCGCAATGAAGCGCCGCCAATAACCAAAATCAGTTGTAAATACTCATAGCGTGTGTTACAATAACTCAAGGAGTGTCAAATGGCCTATTCTGAAAAAGTAATCGATCACTACGAAAATCCCAGAAACGTGGGCAAAATGGATGTAGGCGACGTCAATGTAGGTACTGGCATGGTAGGTGCGCCGGCCTGCGGTGACGTTATGAAACTGCAAATAAGAGTAGAAGATGGAATCATACAAGATGCGAAATTCAAGACTTACGGTTGTGGCTCGGCTATTGCGTCGAGTTCGTTGCTCACGGAGTGGGTCAAGGGTAAAACTCTGGAGCAAGCAGGCAAGATTAAGAACACACAGATTGCAGAAGAACTTGCCCTACCGCCGGTTAAAATCCACTGTTCAATCCTTGCGGAAGATGCTATTAAGGCTGCCATAGAAGATTACAAGAGAAAACATCTAGATGATACAAGCCACTGATACAGCTTCACGCAAAATAGTAGAAAATCTACAACGCAGGGGTCGCGGCTTGGGCATACGTCTTGGTGTGAGAACCACAGGTTGTAGCGGCTTGGCTTATGTGCTGGAATACATCGATCAAGTCAACAGCGAAGACATGGCCTTTGACATGAAAGACTTTGTGATAGCGGTAGATCCCAAGAGCATGACCTATCTCCAGGATGTAGAAATAGATTATGTGCGTCAAGGTCTCAACGAAGGCTTTGAGTTCCGCAACCCTGTAGAAAAAGACCGCTGTGGTTGCGGAGAAAGTTTCCGAGTTTAATTTGTACAATCCTCGATTTGATTACCAGCCCTTGAACAGGGTCACCGAAGACGGCCGCAGGCTGTATGACACACCCGGCGGCAAGTTACCCAGTGTTACTACAATTCTAGAAAAGACCAAACCCGAAGAAAAAAAGCAGGCCCTGCAAGAGTGGCGCAATCGTGTGGGCCATGCACAGGCACAGGCCATAACCACCGAAGCTGCCAATCGCGGCACTAGAATGCACACCTATCTTGAACACTATGTCAAAACTGGCGAGCTGAAAGAACAAGGAAGCAATCCATTTGGCTGGGCAAGTCATGCCATGGCACAAACTGTGATCGACGACGGACTGAAAAATGTTCAAGAATTTTGGGGAGTGGAAATACCCTTGTATTTCCCTAAACTTTATGCCGGAACGTCAGATGGAGCAGGCATACACATGAACGAAGAAAGTATCCTAGACTACAAGCAAACCAACAAACCCAAGCTCAGAGAGTGGATAGAAGACTATTTTCTACAACTGGCAGCCTATGCCCTGGCCCACAACGAAATACATGGAACAAATATACGCAAGGGTGTGGTTTTAATGTGCGTGAAACCCCCGGTTGACGCCAGTGGACGTCCTACAGCTCGTCCTGAGTATCAAGAATTTGTGCTGGAATCAGCAGATTTTGACCATTGGGCCGATGCTTGGTGGCGCAGACTTGAGCAATACTACCTGCTGACCTAAACAGCTAAATACTGGATAGAATTCAAGGACAACAAAAGTGGCCATTGTACAGATATCCCGAATAACCAACCGCAAAGGTTTACAAGAAAACCTACCGCAACTAGCCGGTGCCGAACTGGGCTGGAGCATAGATGAGCGTAGATTATACATAGGAAATGGCACCTTAGAAGAAGGCGCCCCCGTTATAGGCAACACGGAAATTCTCACAGAATTTTCAGACATCTTAGAATTACAGACCACGTATACCTACAAAGGAGAGGCAGCTGGTTACACAGTACAGACCGGTCCTACCGCAGGTACTCCGATCACTCTTAGTTTGCAATCCTGGCTGGATCAGTTTGCCACAGTCAAGGATTTTGGTGCAGTGGGTGACGGTGTGGCCGATGACACAGATGCCATAAACCGAGCACTTTATCAGTTGTTCTGCAGAGAGACCAATCCACAGATACGACGCAGCCTGTTTTTTCCTGCAGGAGTTTACAAGGTCAACTTGAGCATAAACATTCCGCCCTATGCCACTCTCTACGGCGAAGGTCCTGAAAATTCTGTGATACAACTACAGGTAGGCGATGACAGCACACTCCACGAATGTGTGGCTCGAACCGCCGATAGCCTACAACAAATCGGTGCCAGCATTGGTGACAATGGTGCTACTGCACCCGAATTTATAACCATCAGTAATCTAGGATTTCAAAGTCTGGATCCCACAGTGGATGTTTTCCTTGTACAAGATGCCAGCAACTGTACTTTTACCAATGTCAGTTTTACTGGTCCCTTGACGCAGGCTAATCTTTCCAGCCCTGCCGATGATATTCGAGCCGTGGCCTTTGCCAGCACTGTGACCAATATGGTTAATCAGATTACGTTCAATGGTTGCAAGTTCACTGGTACCACCTACGGTACACAAAGCAACTACGCTATAGAATCCGTGACTTTTACTAACAGTCAATTTGATACCTTGTACCAAGGTGTAAACTTACAGGCCACTGGTATACGCATCACTGGCAATCAGTTTGATCGTATCTATGCAGAAGGTATCATATTTCCAAGTCCCTTGAATGCCAGTGGTCACAACATATTCTATGATGTGGGCAATCATTTCCTGGGTGGAGGTAATCCATTCACACCTGTGATTGATATACAAGATGACAACAATATCAGCATCAGTGACATGTTCAACCGTGATGACATAGATGCACAGAGTTTTCCTAGAGTACAACTTGGCAGCACCGTCAGCATAGCTACTACCAATGGTTCACAGTTGGCCATGGGATCATATGTGCGTGAAACCGGTCAGACTCAAACACTAATCAATGATACCACAGCCAACGTGTTTGAAATTGATGCCACAGTAATTCGAGCATTTAGTGTCAACTACACCATAGTCAGACAATACAACTACAGGACCGGAACCATCATGGTGGCGTCAGATGTGGGTGACAGCAGCACCGGTGTGGTCAGCATGGATGATTATGTAGAAAACAACACCACCGGCGTTAGTCTCGCAGTTACTCAGACCGGGGACATAGTCAGCTTGGACTACACAGCCAACGAACAAGGTGTCAATGGCACCATGACCTACAGCATCACACATCTAGCTTGATCTGGCCTGCTTTATTCTCTGCCCGGCTGGCTAGCTGGAATCAGTTGCGTGATCAATGCCACAATCTCCCTGCCCAATCCGCACTTGAACACATCAATGCCTGGTGGTTTCGGGCACCCTGGCGACCCTACTATCTACACTGGGATGATCAAAAAACCTGGCCAGATCCCTGGCAACTTTTGAGTGATGACATCTACTGTGAACTTGCAAGAGGCCTAGGAATCCTGTATACTATAACTTTGTTGGACCGTGCAGATTTAGCCCCGGCTGAATTGGTTTTGACCCAAGATGATGTGAATTTAGTCCTGGTAGCCAAAGAAAAATATATACTTAATTGGACTGCTGATAGCGTAGTAAATACCATCCAAGCAACAACGATCAAACGGCAATACCAGCAACACCAAATAGCATAGCAGTAAAACAATTTAGAACGAGAGAAAATGACGCAGATCACAGTTGTAAAAAGAAGCGGACACAAAGAGCCACTACAGATTGACAAGTGGCAGGCACAGGTTGCCAAGGTCTGCCAAGGCATCGCTGACGTAAGTCAGAGCATGATAGAAATCAAAGCACAGTTGCATTTTTATGATGGTATCACCACTCAAGAGATTGATGGTATCACCTTGCGTGCCACTGTGGACTTGATTGATGTAGAAGCCAATCCTGATGTAGGCCACACCAACTACCAGTTTGTGGCAGGTAAACAAAGACTCAGCATGTTGAGAAAAGATGTGTATGGCAGTTACACTCCTCCCCACCTGTACGAAATTGTCAAGCGTAATGTGGCCACAGGACTTTATACTCCAGAATTGCTTGAGTGGTATACCCAAGAAGACTGGAACCGCATGAACGACATGATCGATCATGAAAAAGACGAACAGTATAGTTACGCAGCTATCGAACAACTAATTGAAAAATATCTGGTACGCAATCGTGCCACCAAGGAGATCTATGAAACACCTCAAGTACGTTACATGGTGGCTGCCGCTACCGTTTTCCATAAGGAAGAACCTAACACAGCAAGAATGCGATACATTAAGGAATATTATAATGCCGCGAGCGATGGCCTTTTTACTCTTGCTACACCTGTGCTCGCAGGCCTTGGGACTCCTACAAAACAGTTTAGTAGTTGCGTGCTTATCCGTTCTGATGACGATTTGGACTCTATCTTTGCTTCAGGAGAAATGATGGCCAAGTATGCGGCCAAACGTGCAGGCATTGGCCTGGAAATTGGTCGTTTGCGTCCTTTGGGTGCAGCCATACGTGGTGGTGAAGTCATGCACACTGGCATGATTCCATTTTTGAAAAAATGGTTTGGAGATTTGCGTAGTTGTAGTCAAGGAGGTATCCGTAATGCAAGTGCTACTGTGTTCTATCCTATCTGGCACTATCAGTTTGACGATCTTATTGTTCTTAAAAACAATCAAGGCACTGAAGAAACACGAGTCCGACACATGGATTACGGAGTGGTACTATCATCGTTCTTTTGGCGGCGTTTTAAGAACAAGGAACAGATCACGTTCTTTGATCCTAACGAAGTGCCAGACTTGTATGAAGCATTTTACAAAGACACAGCGAAATTTGAAGAGCTATATGTCAAGTATGAAAAAAGAAAAGACCTTCGCAAGAAGGTAATCAGTGCCGAGGAAGTTTTCAAAGGCGGTATACTAAAGGAGAGAACTGACACAGGTCGTATCTATCTCGTGTTTATTGACAATGTCATAAACCAGGGACCCTTTGATCCTGAGTATCATACCATCTATCAGTCAAATTTATGCTGTGAAATTCTATTACCTACTAAGCCCTTTCGCCGCTTGGATGACGATGCTGGCCGTATCGCTTTATGCACACTGGGATCAATCAACTGGGGTGCGTTCCGGAATCCGGAAGACATGCGTCGGGCTTGCCGCATACTGCAGCGCAGTCTATGTAATATATTGGACTATCAAGACTATCTGAGCATCCAGAGCATGCTGAGCAATCAAGAGATCCAGCCCCTGGGCATTGGCATTACTAATCTAGCATACTGGCACGCAAAACGTGGCTTGCTGTATGGTGAGAAAGATGCCTTGCAAGAAGTCAAGTCGTGGATGGAACATCAAGCCTACTACCTGACAGAAGCTACAGTTGAATTGGCCCGGGAACGTGGACCATGCAGCCACAGCGGACTCACACGCTACGGTCAAGGAAAATTTCCTTGGGAACTTCGTGCCCAGGCAGTCAACGAGCTGGCCAACTTTAAACCAGAGCTTGATTGGGAATCACTGCGCGAGAAAATGAAGATCCATGGTGTACGCAATGCCACACTCATGGCCGTGGCCCCGGTGGAGTCATCATCGGTCGTAATCAACTCAACCAATGGCATCGAAATGCCCATGAGTTTAATCACTGTCAAAGAAAGCAAAGCAGGAAGTTTGATCCAAGTGGCTCCAGAGTACAACAAGTTGAAGAACCGGTATCAACTCATGTGGGAACAACGAGACTGTGCAAATTACTTGAAGACAGCGGCTGTGATTGCTGCCTATGTGGATCAAAGTATATCAACCAACACATTCTACAACCCTGCACACTTTGCGGATCGCAAGGTGCCCACCACCTTGATCGCCACCAACCTCATGCAGGCACATCGTTGGGGTTTGAAAACATTCTACTACAGCCTGATCAACAAGCAAGGATCAAAAGGTCAAGACGACGCACCACAGGTCTTGCACACACAAGAACCCGACAGCGACCTCTTAGAGGAAGACTGTGAGGCATGTAAATTATGAGTCAACTGGTCACAGACAAGGCCAAGTTTCTACAACTGGTGTCTCAGAGGAAAATTGACGCTGCCTTAAAAACTTTTTCTGACACTATTTTATTTTACTATTTAGGACATCTGTCGCTTAATAATTCCGAAGGAGACCTTTCTGAAATAGGTGTCGGTGGAAGTACTTATCCTTTGATTGAACTTACACAACAACATAACAAAACATTTTATGTAATTGATATAGTCAAAGATAACCTCTATAAATGGATTGATACCTTAAATTGGCCAAAAGCAAATTTAGAAAAAATTTGTATTGATAGTAACAAACTAAATGAATACAATCTTAAAACTAAGTTTTCATATTGTCACGTAGATGGAGATAAAAATTACAACACCACACTTAACGACATTAAATTTTATTTGGATAATTTGTCAATCAATGGGTTGATTTGTCAGGATGACTATGGCAATCATAAATGGCCAACAGTGACTGATGCAGTCAAAGAACTAGAATTTCAACAAAAAATAAAAATAATACTTGTAGGTGATTCAAGTGTTTGGTTTACAAAACCTGAATACTATGATTATTGGTTTGATTTGCTTGAACACGATTATGAATACTCCTTGTTAAAATCTGCTTGTAATATATGCAGTTCAACAATCCTTGGCAAAAACCCACCGTATTTTTTTATGCAAAGTTTGCATAATTTCTCTGTGCCGGACGAATACTCAGAAACACAATTAGAATACTTTAACAATTTAAACAATCTTAATATTTCAGCAAATGATTATCTAAAAATGCCTTATGTGGACCAAAGTAAATTTGCCTCCATTTTAACCAGAGAGTCAAAAGAATATTTGGTGTCAAGGGATTGGGAGGACATAAAAGGCGTCAATTGGCCATCAAAACCACATACCAGACAAGAAATTGAAGAGTTGCCTAACTGGGTAAAAGATGAACTTGTAAAACTACACAACATAGATGATATATACAAAAAAGTTCCAATTTGGAATTCTACTCGGAAAAAATTATGAGCCAAGCACAATACAACCTAACAACTAAAACGGATTACCTTAACCGCAAGATGTTTTTGGATCCTGCAGGGCCGGTGACCATACAACGCTTTGAAGAAGTCAAATACAACAAGGTCGTAAAATTTGAACAAGAAGCCCGAGGATTCTTTTGGGTGCCTGAAGAAATCAGCCTGACCAAGGATGCCGGTGACTTCAAAGAAGCCAGCGATACTGTGCGTCATATCTTTACCAGCAACTTATTACGCCAGACCGCACTGGATAGCCTGCAAGGTCGTGGTCCCACACAGGTATTCACGCCTGTGGTCAGCATTCCAGAACTTGAAGCACTCATGTACAACTGGGGATTCTTTGAAACCAACATCCACAGCCGTAGCTATTCACACATTATTCGTAACATCTACAACGTGCCCAAGGAAGAGTTCAACAAGATCCATGACACCGCAGAGATTGTGGACATGGCTTCGACCATTGGTCTTTATTACGATCGCTTGCATATGATCAACTGCCGCAAAGAGTTGCAGGAAGAGTTTGATGAGTACGAACACATCAAGGCCATATGGTTGGCTTTAAATGCCAGCTATGGCTTGGAAGCCTTCCGATTCATGGTCAGCTTTGCCACCAGCCTGGCCATGGTTGAGAATCGCATATTCATTGGCAACGGCAATATCATACAACTGATCCTACAAGACGAGATTCTACACAAAGACTGGACTGCCTGGATCATCAACCAAGTGGTCAAAGAAGATCCACGTTTCGCACGTGCCAAACAGGAATGTGAAGCTGAAGTATATGCCATGTATCAGGATGTGATCCGTGAGGAAAAAGCCTGGGCTGATTACCTGTTCAAGAAAGGACCAGTGATTGGTCTCAATGCCAACATCCTGCGTGACTTTGTGGATTATACCGCAGTCAACGCACTCAAAGAAATTGGGGTCAAGTATCAAGGTGTGGCTCCTAGGACCACTCCAATTCCTTGGTTCAACAAACACGTGAACACATCCAACAAGCAGACAGCGTTACAAGAAAATGAATCAACCAACTATGTGATTGGTGTCATGAGTGATACCATTGACTACAACGCATTACCTAGCTTATAATAACAATCAAGGAGACCTATATGAAAGCCATAGTCTGGAGCAAAAACGCCTGTCCATTTTGCGATCAAGCCAAAAATTTACTCAAGTTAAAAGGCATTGAGTTTGAAGAACGCAACATCAGCACAGACTGGACACGTGAACAGTTGCTGGAAGCGGTACCCGATGCCCGCACGGTGCCGCAGATATTTTTAAACGAGCAGTTGATTGGCGGGTTTACAGAATTACGCAAACATTTACAAGGATAAAATGAAAGTAGAATTGGATCAGGTTTACACAATGAAAATTGCCAACGGCGACGAACTGGTGGCAAAAATCACCGCAGAAGATGATGCAACATATACCATTAGCCGCCCACTGACCGTGGTTCCAGGCCGAGAAGGGATACAGATGATTTTTGCCTTGTTTACTGCAAATCCTGACAAATCCGTGACTATAAATAAATCACAAGTGAGCCTGATGGCTGTCAGCAGAGATGAAGTGCAGGACAGCTATGTGGAAGCCACAACTGGGATCAAACCAGTGAGAAACAGCAAAATTTTGATGGGATAACAAAATGCCAGCAGTACAACGGGTAGGAGATCTAAACGCCGGTGGAGGTGTGGCTCTGGGCCCCGGTCACAACAATGTGTTGATCAACGGTCGTCCGGCCTTGTTACCTAACACACCATTTACTCCTCATAGTGGTTGTAATCCAAAATTTCCCATACACTGTGTCGGGGTAGTAGGTGTTTCAGGTGGATCAGCCTCGGTACGTGCAAATGGTATACCTTTGGTGTTAACCGGAGACAACGATTCATGTCGACATGGGCGGTCTGGCGGTAGCCCCAACGTGCGAGCAAGATAATGGCAGTTCTTGGCACCCTTAGTAGCGTTAATCTCATAGCCGGTGCCGGCATCCTGGGCAACGTGGGCGGAGTTCCTATCACGGCCAACTCAAGTGTTGCCAACAGCATCAGTGCCTATACTTCTCTTGCCATAGTTTCAAGATTTGCTGCTCTGGTGGCCACGGGCTATGTGCCACTAAACATCGTGGCTTCGACTTTTCCAGCTTTGACCAATAGCATACCCACGGCCTATCAATCAAACCTGGGTACAGCCACCTTGACCAGCACTGTGTCCACCGAAGTCAACAACTTGTTGGGCAACGGTGACATTGGCAAGTTTGCACAGGTGTTGTCGGCCGCACAAGGGTACGTGAGTCAGACCAATCGCTTGATCAAGACCACGCTGAATGCCACAGATGCCAACAATGTCACAGGATTTAACACGCAAGATAATCTCAGCACCGGGGGTCTCAGTGGTGTCAGCCAGGCCTTTGCGGCCTTGGGTGCGGATCTTGCACAGTTGGGTTTCTTGATAGACCTCAATAATCTCAACAATCTTGGCAGTCCTGCTGCACTGCTACGACAGATAGCGTTTATAGCAAGTACCACACCGGCCTTGAACACAGCCTTGTTAAACACAGGACTGCCAGCAGATCTAGTGGACGCACCAGACACCGCCGAATACACCGATCAACAACAACGTCTGATATATCAAGCAATGACCAAGATCACCGGTGAAGAACTGGCACAAATACTTAGACTGTTGCGTGTGACCACTCCGGGTATTACCACCATGGCTGACTTGTTGAATCCTGTAAAAATATTACCCAGGAGTTACAATACCTTGACAGCTCCTACAGCCAACGGATTACGAGGCATCTATATCAACGAAGCAGGTGCCGTAAACAGTAGATTGGAAACTGAACTACCAGCTAGTGTGCTGGCGCCGTTGACTGGAAACCCCCTGCAAAATCTGTCACCCCGACAACAATGACCACCTACAATCAACTGCGCAGAATTATCCCCCCGGATCAGGCCTTGGCCAACAAAGGTTTGCAGGCCGGACTTGAACAGGTCAAAAACATATTTGACACTGCGTTACCCACGCTGGCCGCAGCCACAGAAGGTCTAGAAAGCAACACAGACCTAAACAGTATAAATTCTCTTACATCACCCTTGCCGGCCAATGTCACAGTGTACTACACACAAACTTTAGCCACTGGATCGGGCCCCGACGGTTTGTTGTTGCTCACTGATGTAATAGGCAGCATCACTGGCTTCAACATCAGTGAACCTTTGGCCAGTACCACGGTCATACTCAACACTATGACAAGTCAAGGTGATTTTGTTGCCTTGACCAATGGCACCACGGGAGTTTATACCGTGATGGAAACTACTGCAGCTGGAACCTATACTGTGGATAATGAAGGGACATTTGTCACAACCATACCCTTTGGATTACCCGGGGCCGGCACATATAGTGCAAACACTGCGGGCGAAAGTATTGGCAATGCTTTCAGTCAAGGACTCAACCCAGCCATGGTCAGCACTGTTAACAGTATTGTCAGCGCCAATCCTACGCAGGTATCCGAGACCACGGCCTCGTTCAATGTAATCTGCAATCAGTTGTTGACCGAAAAGATAAATTTGGCACGTGCCGACATACAGTTTGCCAATCTAATACCAAACAATATTCCTTGGAGCTTGGTCTATAATCTGGCCAGCGATGGTCTGGACATAGTAGAAGGTGGCACAGCTTATGTGTTACAGAGCGTGGCCAACACAGCCACCCAGGGCGGACAAGCCATAATCAGCACCATGCGTGAAGCTAGAAATCAGGTAAGATTGAACGAAGCAGGCATGCAGACCGATATCACCATCAGCGATCAATATCCCGAACCCGAAGCCGATCTTGGCACCACGCAATACACAGTTGCCCAAGCGGTCAACCAAAAAATCATATAATTTGCCAAAAAAGTCAACGCAGACCTGTGTCAAAGCGTTAAATATATAACACAGGATACCACTGTGTTTTAACCTAAAGGAAATTTAAATGAAAGCATTATTCGCAATCGTAGCATCCGTATTCGCACTTTCCGCAATGGCTCAAACAGCTCCTGCCAAGAAAGAAGAAGCAAAGCCAGCCGCTGCTGCTCCTGCTAAGAAAGAAGAAGCCAAAAAGGCTGACGCCAAAAGCGACGCCAAGGCTGCTCCTGCCAAGGACGCTGCAAAGAAGTAATTTAGCCTTTGAGGACGATGATGTCCAATACTACGATGAGACCTGCGGGTTTCATGTTGGATATCGTCGCCCAGAACTGGAACCAGTCAAAGATTCTGAACTTTCAGATGAAATACGACTAAGATTGTTGATAGCCCGAATCCGGGCCATGCAACGATACCAGGAAGTCTGGGGATGAACAAGCCCACATTTTTGTGGGCTTTTTCTTGGCTATAAATATTTCCATGATAGAATGGATCCTGATCGTGCATTTATCCGTGACCAGTTCAGAGTTTGAGGTCTGGGGAGGATATCAAAATCACACCCAATGTTTGGCCACCATGGACAGATTGCATGCCAGATATCAACAAAAGAAACAACAAATCCGTACTCGTTGCCAGCCAGTGATGGCCGTGCAGTTGGAGCCCAGGAAATAAAGGTTAGTGCTCACTAACTTTAGCGGTTGACCAAAAACTCGCCTTTTCGTATAATAGCAGTATAGTTAATCAAAAGGAGCCACAGTATGTCCAAGAAACATTTCGAACTACTCGCCAAATACATCAACTCAATCATGGATCCACATTCCAGATTACAGGCCGCGATTGCAGTAGCGTCGGCCTGAAAAGAAGCAAATCAGAGATTCGATCAGGACCGTTTTTTCTCGGCCTGCAACATATAGTCATATCTCCGACTCGGCGGCAACCAGGGTAGGTTAGTGTTCACTAACCAATAAATCCTAAGTCCGGGACAATGGTTGACCAATAATGACAAATCGGTTATAATTTATGTATAGTTAGAAATTAGGAGCAAATATGTATATAGGAATGTTAGAACCCACAGAACAAGAAAAAATCGTCCAGGCCTTGCGTGGCGAACAGTTTGATCGCAAACTTCACGGTGCCTTGTTTGACCGTGGCAGTGCAGATAGTTATTATGGTCGTCCGAGAGACCCGCACTGGTGGCCCGAAGGCACTGGTCATGGTCAGAAGGTTACCGACCTCAATGAAGCTGAAATTGAGGAGTATTTGGCCGGTTACGACTGGAACGAGCAGTATGGTGACAAAAAGTCGTGGGATTGACCAGAAAAGGCCCATTTGTTATAATAGTATTATAAACAATAAAGGAGCGACGCAATGGCACACAGCGATTTTGCAGATTTATCAGTAGAAGACTTGCAGAGCTATTACAGTGATTTCCACAAGGATTTCCACGGTTGGCGTCCACGTGGTGCCACACCTGAGCAGTGGCGTGATCGTGAGTACTTGGTAGCCCAGATCAACGGTATCCATGACGCATTGGATGCCATGAAGAAGACCGAATCGGGCCGTGCAGAATTACGTCGGGCCGGTTGGGTGATCGACGATGAACCCGAAGTCGTCGATCCACGAGAATACGCTGAATGGTCAGCTGACCTGGATGCACAAGCCTATGGGGAGATGGTGTAATGGGATTCTACAAAGACATCGAAATAGAAATCATGCAATGGCAGGCCCGTGGTCGCTCCCAGGATGAAACTTATATCTATTTCAAAGACTATGTGACCCAGGAAGATGTGGCTCGTATCTTTGCCAGAGACTGTGATGAGGAGACTGTGTAATGTTTGACGAATATGAAGAACAACCAAGTGCCAATCGCAAACGCCAGATCATGGGAAATATTAAAATGACCTTGACTCGTGACCAGATCATGACCTTTGTGGGCGGCCTGCATGAAACACAGATGGAACTGATTGAAGCCGTGGTATCAAGTCGTGAGCGTCAAGGCTTTCCTGAAGCCACAGCCGCAATCAAGCGGATCATGGAGATGAGATGAAATGAAACGATCTGATACTCCATTTCAAATTTGGTTGCAACGTATCTATATGGATCACAAAGACGAAGCCAACGCTTACGGCTTTCCTACCTGTGATTCTGCTACCTATTTTCGCATGTACAAGTATTGGTTAAAGCGCGAGTATAAACACCAACTGGAGCAGAGTAAATAATGTTAGACATGCAAGATGTCAAATTCCAAGGATTAAAATTGGCCGCAGACTGGATCCGCGATCTCGAAAGCTCAGACAGCAGAATACACAAAGAGAAGGTAATTGAAAAAGCACTCATGGCCGCCAAGCTGGGCAGTGCCAATGCTCAATGTTTCTTGTTCAACTGCTATGAAGCCTACAACCCCTTCCATGTGTTTGGTGTGCGTCAGGTTGCAGAGACCGAAGGATTAACAGACAGGCCTAACCCTTGGCCGGCTTTTTGGGGCCTGTTGGAAAGTTTGCGGACCCGAAGTGTCACAGGGCATGATGCCAGAGATGCCATTATATCCATGAGCGAGCAGTTTGACTCAGAAGAGTGGAATGGTCTATGCCGCCGAGTCATTATCAAAGACCTGCGCTGTGGCATCAGCGAAAAAACCTTGAACAAGATTCTTGGCAAGACCGAATGGAAAATACCAGTGTTCACCTGCCAGTTGGCCACAGACAGCAATGATCACGCCAACAAGATGAAGGGCACTAAACGTATCGAGTGCAAGCTGGATGGTGTGCGTGTGCTGGCCCTGTGTACCAAGAACCGCGTGACCTTGTACAGTCGCAACGGCAAGATCTTTGAAAACTTTCCTGACATACAAGAACAACTGAACCGAATCAAGCATCGCATCAGTCTTGAAACCAAAGGACCATTTGTTCTAGATGGCGAGATCGTGGGCGAAAGTTTCCAGGCCTTGATGAAACAGGCACAACGCAAGAGTGATGTGAAGACCAAGGACATGACTTATTATGTGTTTGATGTGATTCCTTTGGCAGATTTTGAGCGTGGATACTGGAATGCCCAACAACACAAGCGAACCTTGATGTTGGAGATCAACAAACAAGAGATCGAAGCTGAACCAAATCTTAGACTCATGCCGGGCATGGATGTGGATCTCGGCACCGCAGAAGGACAAGATGTCATGCGCAGGTTTGCCGAAGATGCTGTGGCCCAAGGCTTTGAAGGCATCATGATCAAAGACGTAGATGCACCCTACGAATGCAAACGAAGCAGTTTCTGGATGAAATGGAAACCTGTGATGACCGTGGACTTAAATATTGTAGGATTTGAAGAAGGCACAGGTCGCAATCAAGGTAGATTGGGTGCTATAATATGCGAAGGAGTAGACAATGATCGTAATATTCGTGTTAATGTGGGCAGTGGCCTTTCCGATGCTGATCGTGATGAATATTGGCATTCCCGAGATGACCTACTTGGCCGAGTGGTTGAGGTTGCGGCAGACGCTGTTACCCAAAACCAAGACGGCAGTTACAGCCTGAGATTCCCCCGCTTTGTGCGATTCCGTGGATTTGAACAAGGAGAGAAACTGTAATGTTTGATCAATATGTGAAACTGTTTCACCTTGACTGGATTGAGCCTTGGATGGTTGAAGCCTTGGCTATTATGTTCGGTGCTTTGATGGTGGCCTTTATAATTTGCAAGGCCAACGATTGTTTTTTTAATAGGGATCAATAATGATACATCCAAAAGAATGGATACATTATATTAAATGGCGCATTGAAAAAGCTCTAAAACGTATTCGACAGTTCATGTCATGAACGGACACGATTTTCCGACCATGGCTCATGTACCATCCAACACAATCAAATGCCTGGCCGGTGGAGAAGAGTTACTCCGGTGTAGTCCTGAAGGATTTTGGGTGCGTGGTGAGAAGGTTGCCCAGGATGACAATGAAGCCCAAGTCGTGTATAATGCATTCAAGGCCTGGATGACCTGGGCACAGTTAAACAAAGATTACCAGTAAGGAAAGATGATGGCAACCAAAGAAGAGAAACAACAACTCATAGACACACTGAAGTTCACACCCAGAACCTACAAGATTTCTATGTGGGGCTACGGTGGTGAAAAGGTCATGGGCACTGTGGATCCCAAATGCTGGGACTACTGCATGGAGCACCAAGTTGATCTGTCAGACATAGCTTGGAACTATGATGCCTGTGAAGAAATGGACCTGGATGAAGACATGCTACCATTCACTCCTGGTTCATGGTACGAATGCGACAGCATGACACACGTTAACGGTGTGAGCCGCAACGCCGGACACATACAGATCGAAGATGAAAATGGGAATTCTGTGTTTGAAAAACAGCTGGAAGACTGCGACGGTGCCCAGGACAGTCCTGAGTGGTGTTGCGATGATGAGACCTATATTGGTCAGCGCAAGAAAGGTGAAGTGGTGTTTGTTGGAAGCTCCAACGAAAAAGGCACTTTCTTTGAAGGTGACATTGAACTGCGAGCACCATTTGACATCACCAAACTGGAACTGCACTACGAAGAAGTAGATGGTGAAGAGATCGTTAACTCAGTGTACTATGATGGCGAAGAAATTGACAACAACGGCGGCAGCACCGACGGTAAGAGTTCTGACTTTACCATGGCACGAATTACCGACGATGAAGGCAACTGGGAACGCTATGAACCTGAGGAAAAGGACTGGGGACATCCTGAATATGGTACCAGCCCCAGCGACTGGGAAAAGAGTGCCCAGTTCAAATTCAAAACTCACAAGCCAGTACACGCAGGATATTATAGTTGCAACTACGGGTTTGGTAGCACATATGGTAGTTTGTATTGGGATGGCAAGAACTTTGGTGAATGGGAATATGGCAAATTCCATGCCAAGGACAACGACGGCATAGTCTACTGGCAGGGCTACAACTGGAACACAACATCGTGGGTCAACCAACCACCCGAGCCGCCTAGTTTGATTTGCGATAATAAAAAGTGTGGTTGGGTAGGCATGAGCGACGACCGACGTGATGATGAAGAATACAATAGTCATTGTCCGGAATGTGATGGCACAGAGTTTTCGTGGATTGACTACGATCCTGACACAGCCACGGGTCGTAAAAACCGTGATAAGTATTGTCGTGAATGGGATCCAAAGGTGGCATTCGAAAGAATCCCAGTTCCAGAATCAGAGGAGCAAGCACAATGATGCCAAAACCAGAAGTAGCAGGCCGTTGCGGGTGTGGGCGTAGCCCCACTGGCGTGTGTTGTGGATGGCATGCTCTGACCGAAGAAGCCTACCAACAACGCTTGGCTGAATACCGTGACAGTGAACAGCAAAAGCAACGACAAGATGAGTTAGAGTCTTACCGCGATCAGGCCATGAGTTTGTGGTTTGACAACGGCGGTTCGTGTACGGGAGCCAAGGGCCCCGGCACACCCAATATCAACTAAGGAAAACGATATGAATACCTATGCAAGTGTGAGTGATATCAACAACCGAATGATTTCGGTCTACAACAACATGTTCTTGGCCGTGGTCAACAGCATGTTGGTCAGTTTATTGGTAGCGTCAAGTCCCGGACTCATGGCATTCCTGTTCACTGGTATCATGAAATGGATTGTGATATTTGCACCCCTTGTAATGATTCTGGCCATGACCTGGATCATGCAAAAAGCCACCTACGGTGAAGCCCGAGGCATGCTACACGTCTTTGCGGCCTTGATGGGTCTCAGCATGAGCACCATATTCATTACGTTTACTACCACCAGTATAGTCACTGCTTTCATGGGCGCAGCCATCTTGTTTGGTACC